TCACTTAAGAATTGCAGGTACGGTTGATTGTATAGCCGAGTACGAAGGCAAACTATCTGCTATTGACTTTAAGACATCTAAACGTCTCAAGGATAAAGAAGATATAGAAAATTACTTTATGCAGGCTTCTGCATATGCTATTATGTTTGAAGAGCTATTCAATATTCCAGTATCGAGAACAGTAGTTCTGATAGCCGTAGATGAAGAGAATCCACAAGTTTTTGTCGAAAAACGTGATAGCTACGTAGAAAAATTAATTTTTTTTAGAGATTTATTTGAAAGAAAAAATAAGGTTGCAGCTAATTATTAAACAGTATGTCGGATATTAACCCATATAAGCTTGATAAACTTAGACTACCTTTTAAAGGTAGCGATGATACAGAATTTTACTACAGCAGCTCTGGGCAAGATCTTCTTGTTTTATGTTTATTAGACGGTGTTCACAGGGGGAGATACTTAGAGCTGGGAAGTGGTCGCCCAGTAGCTCACAATAACACCTATTTATTAGAATCAAAATATAATTTTACTGGGTTAGGTATAGATGTTGATAAGGACCTAGTTGATCTTTACAATAAAATAAGATATAATAAGGCTGTATTAGGTGACGCTAAATACTTTAATTTTAAAGATGCTATTTATAATTTAGGTTGGAGATTGAACGAGCCTATTGATTATGTTAGTATAGATTGTGACCCGAGCATTAATTCATCCGTAACAACAGCTAAGCGTTCTAATGAGTCATTCCATGCTTTGTGTAATTTATTACTGCAAGGATTAGTTTTTAAAATTATTACCTTTGAGCATGACTGCTATCGATACTTTGACATAGTAAAGAACAGAAGTAGAAAGGTTTTAGAGTCTTTTGGTTATCAGATGGTTGCTAAAGGAGTCATAGACTCAAGAGGGTTTGAATTTGAAGATTGGTGGATTAACCCAAACTATATAAATAAAAATAGAGCTAGTATAATTTATAGTGAAAATAAAATCTGGAATGATATTATTTTTAAATATAGATAGTTAGCTATAGTTGTATGAAGCAAGCAGAAAATTGTTTCGGACGGCGGTTCGATCCCGCCCAGGTCCACCAAAAGCATGGCAGCGAAAGACGTCTAACCAGCGACCCCACCTACAGGGGGAGGACACGGTGAATCAAGATTGTTGTGGTGACAATACTCATATTCACGCCGCAGTAGGATGCTTCTGATGGGCCTGTACTGGTTTCGACGGGGCAAATAGTAAGTAAGTGGACAACTCGATAGGCGAAGGACGTAATCCTAGCAAAAGCAAATAGACGCAAACGACGACTATTTTTATCAGGACCTTAAGCTAGCCGCTTGAACCTGACGGGGTTTTGGCAGTTCACCTTGTTACCAAACGAACTGCCTGATTTTATGGATAAATTATGGCCTTTAAAAAAGATAAATATCAGGTTATTGCTGACGCTATATCACAAGATTTAGCAGAGTATTGCTGTATTCAGTTCCAAATGATGTCCGACACGGCACATTACATAACCAATCGCAATGAACGTGAATATTTTTGGGCAGATAACCAATGCGCTAAATCTTTTAGCTGGTATGGTTCGTATTGGTCAGAATCATTATTGTTAATGTTAAAACCTTTAGTAGAAAAAGTTTCTGGTTTGATATTGAATCCCTGTTATAGTTATGCTAGAATATATTATCCAGGTTGTGTCATGGTATCACATGTCGATAGGCCCAGTTGTGAAATAAGTACATCATTAAATCTGGGTAACTTAGGTGATATATGGCCAATTTTTTTTAAAACCGTAAACGGTAAAACCAAAGAATTGAAATTGCCTGCTGGCTCTATGGTAGTTTATAGAGGTTGTGAACTTGAGCATTGGAGAGACTCCATGCCCGATTCAGTAATTAAACAATACCAAGTATTCCTACATTATGTAGACGCCAACGGGCCCTATGCAGATTACAAATTTGACAAACGGCCCATGTTGGGATTTCAAAATAGGAGAATAAATGAAAAAAACTATTTTAGCTTTAGCTTAAACTGCCGCAACAACAGTAGCACACGCTACTAACTTCGGAGTTCGCCTAAGCTATTAAAAATTAGGGTTCGGTGGAACCCTTAAATCCACCATTTTTCACACAACACACAAAGGAGAAGTAAATGAGTAATATGACACCTTTTGAAATTCGATTAGAGTTATTGAAGTTATCTAAAGACATACTTAGCGAAGATTATTTTGCTAGGCGTTCAGTATCCGAAAACAACTGGCAAACTTCTTGCGAGAATGCAAGACAACGCGGTGAACCCTTACCGTCACAACCAGACTTGCCATCATATCCCTCAGAAGCAGAAATCATTGCAAAAGCACAAAACTTAAATTGTTTCGTGTCGCAAATTCCTCAATCTGCAGAAAAGCCAACTAAGAAGTAAGGTAGGAGGAGGGCAACCTCCTCTTTAAGGAGTAAACATGAACTATGCTATAACCTGGATAGTTAGAATATTAGCTATCTATTTTGTACTGCAAGGTTTAATTTACGTAATTAATACAAAAACCGAATATCTTAAATCTAAAGAAGCTAATGCTAAGTACATAACTATGGCTGAGCGTGATAAGCATTTGCAGTGCTTAGCTAAAAATATTTACTTTGAAGCTGCTCGCGAACCTTTCGAAGGTAAAGTAGCAGTAGCTCAGGTAACTATTAACCGGTCTAATTCAGGTAAGTTTCCCGAAGATATTTGTGATGTGGTCTTTCAGAAAACCAAATTCACCGATAGAGTCGTATGTCAATTTACCTGGTATTGTGAACGCGGACCGAAGATACCAAATAAAGATGCCCACTATGAGGAATCTTTAGAAGTTGCTAAAAAAGTGTTATTAGAAAATTTTAGACTTCCATCATTAACCCATGCTATGTATTATCATGCTGACTATGTTAATCCTAACTGGAAACTACCGCGCATTACAAAAATAGGACGACATATTTTTTATGGAGAAAAAGTATGATGATAGACCCTAAAATTAAAGAATTATTTAATAATATTCGGGAAAAATTTATAACTTTCTTCCTTAGTCTTAACAAACCAACAGCTGATACGTTTGCTTGGTTAAGTATGGTAGTTTTAAATTGTGCTACGATCCCAAGCTTCCTCGCTGTCAAATCGGGATTATCAGATAAAATGCCTCCCTTAGATCTTGTTATCTTATTATGGGTTGGGCTATTGCTTTATTTTATTAGATCAGCTATACTTAAAGATATGATTATGGTGGTTACTTTAGGGGTGGGGTTTGCGCTCCAATCTATTTCTCTAGGAATTATTTTCTTTTCATGAACGATGAAACTCTAAACGACTCTTTAGTAATTACCAAGCGGTTTCGCTCACCTAACGAATTTAGTATTTACATTGACGAGCTAGTTAATAAATTTAAAGTATCCTACATGGATGCTGTAATTAAATATTGCCAGGAAAAAGAAATCGATATTGAAAGTATCGGTCCGTTGATTAATAAAAAGTTAAAAGATAAAATACAATTAGAAGCTGAACAACAGCATATGATGAAACCTCGTGGACAACTTCCTTTATGAACGTGGATGCTTATAAAGTTTACCGCTACTATCTAGCCTTACGCCTTCATTTTACTACCGATCAATATGATGTAGTAAAACAATCCGGTAGAGTAAAGGCTAGTAAGCAGGCGTTTTACAAACGTAAAGACTTGCTAGCTATTCGCAAAGTAGCTGAAACTTACTCAGATCATGAGGTAGTAAATTTTTTAGTAGCTAATTTTGTATCGGGAGACCGGTGGGGTGGTGTATTTGATACTGATGCCAAACAACGATATACACAGTGGAAGAAACGACTGGAGTCTATAACCTATACGTTTCAACAAGAACTAGACCAGTTGATAATTACTATGGAAGAGCATAAAATAAGCTGGAATGATGCATTTAACGGTCAACACGGTCACCCGTTAGTATTAAAATTATTTTTACGAAACAAATTATCTATTGAAACTTTAGTAATACTAAATAACCTAGTTAAGTATACTGACACTTTAGATAGTACCTTAAAAGACGATTTAATTTGGCCGGATGTATCTAGAATGATTAAAAAATACACCCCGTTTTTGACATACAATCAAGAAAGAATACATGGATATTTTAGAAGAAAAATTGGATTTAACCACCAATAAAATTAAACAGCTAGAAGAAGATATTGCCATGTTAGATACTAATATGCAGACCTTGCATGAACAGATTAAAGAATTGCAAAAGTTTATTGTAAAACTTGTTCATAATCAAACAGAATTAACAAAACGTGTTTCTGCTTGGCCTTACATAGCAGTTTCAGAAAAATAGGAGAGTAAAGGTTTTATATGACGTACAAGAAGAATATGGATTGGGACCGAGAGAAAAAAATACATAAAGTAGTTAAAGGTAGTAAAGTGGATAAGCATCGAAAGTTTATATATAATATGTTATCTAATAAAAGTTTAGATAACGACAATAGTGATGATAGTTATGGTTATCATGGAAACAATAATTATACTAAACGTCGCTAATATATCGTTCATACATCGTTTATACGGAGAAAATACATGGCACTAGATTTTGCAGCTCTCAAGAAGAATCGTGGCTCATTTACAGACCTTATGAAAGAGGTCGAAAAAATTGCACAGCCTCAAGCACAAGAACAGAAAAAAGACGATCGTTTCTGGCAACCCGAAGTAGATAAAGCTGGTAACGGATCAGCTATCATTCGTTTCCTCCCTCCCGCAAAAGGCGAAGACCTACCCTGGGTACGTATTTGGAATCATGGCTTCCAAGGACCTACAGGTAAATGGTACATCGAGAACTCGCTAACTACCCTTGGTAAACCAGACCCGGTTTCCGAGCTCAACACCAAACTCTGGAATACTGGTTTAGAATCAGATAAAGAACAGGTACGCAAACAAAAGCGTCGCCTTACCTATATCTCTAATATCTATGTGGTTAAAGATCCTGCACATCCAGAAAATGAAGGTAAGATCTTTCTATATAAGTATGGTAAGAAAATCTTTGATAAAATTAAAGATGTTATGCAACCTCAGTTTGAAGATGAAGAACCTATTAACCCTTTTGATTTCTGGAAAGGTGCTAACTTTAAACTCAAGATTCGTAACGTTGAAGGGTATCGCAATTACGATAAGTCATCGTTCGATAACCCAGCTCCTCTTCTAGACGATGATCAAGAACTTGAGCATCTTTGGAACAAAGAGTATTCATTAAATGAGTTTCTCGACCTTAAACATTTTAAGACTTATGAAGAGTTGAAAGAGAAACTTGAAGCCGTGTTAAATGCATCAGAATCTACACCTCGTGCAGAAAAAGTTGCACTAGAAGAAGAACGCCCAAAGCCAGCTGCAGCTAAACCTGCACCTAAGAAGAAGGATGTAGATTTTGATGATGATGACGAGTCATTGTCTTATTTTGCTAAGCTAGCCAATGACGAATAGAATTAGGTAGTCTGTACCTCATCCCAAGTACTCGTTATAAATTTAACTCAGGCTTGGGAACGGTGACGAGCTAATAACCGTAGTATTTTTTTAAATCTTTGGAGAATTTTATGAAAACAATTTTCGCAACTTTTATCGCTGCTCTTTTTTCTGTAACTGCTTTTGCTGCTGATGCTCCTAAAGCTGACGCTAAGAAAGATGCTCCTAAAGCTGAGGCTAAGAAAGAGGAGAAGAAAGACGCAAAAAAGTAAAAAAGCCTTGTAAGCCGGATCAGTCACCTGAGAAGGATGACTGTCATGAAGTACACAAGGCTGAAAAAACTAAGAAGTAAGGAAAGGGGCCTAGTGCCCCCTTTTTAATAAACTGCAATTCTATTAGTATAGCGGTCCAAGGCCGACCCTGAATATTCGGGTCTAGGTAAAGGTTTAGAAGGAACGTATTTAGTAGTATTGTTGCTACTTACATTATTGGAAATAATAGGCGTTGAAATAGGCGGTGTTGTAGCTGCTTGTCTTGTCATATCAACATTTTCGGTCGATGTTTTAGCTACTTCCATACCAACCGATTTTACCGGTGCTGGTGTTACAGAGGTAGAAGGACTCACCGATGCTGGTGTTACAGTTTGCTGGGGTTTGGAGTCTAGGTTTGATGCCTCTTTCTTAATAGCCTCATACTCTTCTTTTTTAACCGGTTCACCATTAATATAATATTTACCTTCGATAACAGTACCTTCGATCTTCTGTCCGTTTTTAAAAACCTCAAAACTACCAGTTTGTGGTGCTTTTTTAGCAGCTTCGGTATCTTCCATTCCAAAAAAGCTTTTTATACCTACCACACCCTTTCCTATCGCACCCCCAATATTTTTACCTACTGAAGAACCAGAAATTGCTCCAATAGCACCACCAGCCAATCCTCCAATACCAGCCCCTATAGCCGTACCAACCGGGCCTCCAACAAACGTACCAACAGTAGCACCTACTTTAGCACCAGCTATACCACCGCCTATAGCACCAGCAGCCATACCTGTACCCTCACCTACAGCACCGCCTGTATTTTCGGTTGCTTTAGCTGCTGCTTCTTTTTTAAGCTGCTCACCTTGTTCAGGGGTAATTTCACCAGCTTTAATTTTAGCATCTATGGCTTGTAATTCACTTTGTTTTTCTTCTTCAGCCCCGGTGTAGCCTTGGTAGGCTGTGTACGCACCCATACCAACAGCTGCAGCAGCACCTAAGGCCTTACCTCCTGTGGACCCAGCAAAACGAGCAAGCTTACTACCCAAGGAAGCAGGTTTACCTGCTGGGCGGCCTGCACCTCGTTTATTCCCTAATAAGTCCATAGCACCAGAAGCTAAGTCTCCTACTAATGACCCTTTGTCTTCTTTTTCTTCTTCTTTAGCTTGTATAGGTGCTTGATTAGAAGGAAGCTCAGCTGGTGTTTTAGGTACAAGAGAATCTCTTATTTGTTGTAGAGTTTTAAGTTGTTCTTTGGTAGTTTCAAGTAGTTGTTTTGATAACTCTAAGTCTTGCTTAGAAGAATCTGCTATTACTTCTTGTGATGTGGTAACATTATCAGATTCTGGGTTTGTAGGGGATTCAATCTTCTGTCTATCACTGGATATCTTTTGTTGGCGTTCTTTCTTTTCAATTTCTTTTGGAGGTGTCTGAAACATGCCGTATCCAGGCTTTTCAGACAAACCATCAGTCATAAAATACTTAAACCCGGAAGTTAACTCCTTTACAAACCCCTGATATTTGGTTTTTTCAATTTCTAAATTTTTTTCTGAATCTTTACTTTCTGTATTGTTTACGCTAGAAGTATTGCTATAGGATTTTTTATTAATTACCTCGCGTGTAGGTTTAAGATTGAGAACGTTAGCTTCTCTAACCCGCTTACCTTGACCAGATAAGCGATTAGCGGCCGTTTCAAAATCAACATAGCCACCTTTTTTAACTGCCTTACCAGATACATCGCTGGTAAACTCTCTGCCGCTTAAATTACGGTATTGCGCACCTTCTTTATCATACTCTAAACTACCTTCTGTGAGCTTTCTTATTAGTGAGAGCTCTTCTAAAGCTTTCTTAAGTATTTCAATTTGATTTTCATTACTACTAGCAAGCTGTTCAATATCATAGCCAGAAAGAGATTTACTGATGCCTTGTAAATTGTTATTAACCTGGTCTAACTGCTCCTCTCTTTTGTCATTATCCTCACCAGCAATTTCACGTTCAGTCTTAAGTTGCAAAAGAGTTGTAGCCAGTTGCTGGTTGTTTTGCTTTTGTAGTTTTTCTAAAAACTCTTTAAAACTGGTATCGTTTTTTGAAGGGGCTTCCATATGACTCCGTTATAAATGCTTGGCGTTTTGCTGTAACATTTTTAGTTTTTCATTTTCCGTTTTAATGTAATCTACCAGTAATGCTACGTAAACTTCCCTTTCCCAAGGCATCATATTTTCTAATTCTGCTAACTGATATTTGTGATGTTGCATTAGAGAAAAATTTAAAGTAAAATAATTCATTAAGGAATCTTGAGAAAGGGTTATACGAAAAAATTTTGTAAACCTTCCAACCTGGATACATTATGTTTACCGCATTGATTGCAATCTGTTTCTATAATTTGAACAATCTTAGGGGAGGAAGTAAAAAATTCTTCTATTTTATCAAATTGTTCTTTAGTTAACGAATTTAAGAATGTATCTAGCTCTTCTTTGGTTTGCTCGGTAGCATCCCAGTAATTTTCAGAATCGTAAATACCTTTTATATTTTTTGCCACTAAATTAAAAATTTGTTCTTGATTTTGTTTAGAAAATATACTAATCACATCATCAATTTTCGGGTAGTTAAACTCTATACCTACTTCATCGGTTAATTTAATTTTGTTACTGTGATTAGGCTTCTTTTCTACTTTTACATTTTCAATACTAAACGATGTTTCAATTTTATTACCGCACTCGCAGTTAACAATAACCTCTACATTTTCCCCTATAGATTTTGATCTAAGTTTTAAAAAGACATATTCAATATCAAAGTGGGGTAGTTCTTTTACTTTAAGTTTATTAAAGGTGCAAACATCTACCAGGTCTTTAATTACACGGCTGACTTCTTGTTCATCAGCATCCGATAAGGTAAGTAGTACTTTATGCTCTTTTACAAGAAAAGGTCTAAATTTAACTTTTTTATTTGTCGACGGTAAAGTTAATTCATAAGTAGGTACGTCAAGTGCGGGTAATGCCATAATAACTCCTAATAATTAAGCAGCAGGGGGTAAACTAGAACCGGGTTGAGCGGATAGAGAGCCCTCCGACCAGTTCCATTGTTTGTATTCAGGGGGAGGTCTTACATCTAAAGATGGAAGTTGAGGTGTAGTTATAGATCTGGGTAGGATCTCGGGCTGTTTTTGTCCCACCTCCTTCCAGTATCGGTATGCAAATAAAATAGTCAACCTATGAGTTTGATTAGCGGAAGCATTATTAAGCTCCATTATATTCATATTACGCGGAAATGCTTCAAGGATTTCTATCTCATGGGTAATATTATTCTGCTCATCTAATTGACTAACAAAGATACTGGTAATGTATTCTTCTTGATAACCTACTGTAAAGTCAAATGGATTAACCACCAGATGCATCCAGTCTTCAAAAAATCTCTTAACTACCATGGTGCTATCTACATGAAAAGTCATTGCAATACCTTCCCCGCCATACTCAGAAGTTATAGGTCTCTGATAGGTAGGTCCAAATATTTTGTAACCTTTAGTAGCTATATTGAGCAGCGGGAACGAAGACTGTTCTAACAATAAACTAATATCTCCAGGCTTGGAATAATTAGAAAGTAGCCCCGGGGGAGGTGGTATAATAACCTCAAACCGATTGGTTCTTGCTAGCCCGTTGTTAAAGACCAGAGATTTAAATTGCTCAAGATTAAAATTAGAAGTTGCCATTAATATTGTTTCCTTGATTCTCTCCAAACATGCTGCTTAGTTTTTTTCTGAAACCTTTCAACCGGCAGTAGAGAAGCAGTAGTCCAATCCGGGTATTGTATTTGTAAAAATCTAGAATTTAAATATTCGTAAAGGTAATGTTTGACACACGGCTTTATGGAATCATATTTGGAAGAACTGTTCAGCACACTCCAACTTAGTTGAAGTTTAGTTCCTTCAGTTTTAGTTTGGTCTGTTGCTAGGTCGTGTAAGTAACCAAGCAGTTTAAATCTTTCCCCGTAGGGTAGGTAATGAAGATTCATACCAAAGAACCCACCGGATACTTGTCTAAAGGGTATAACTAAAGGAAATTTATCCCAGTAAGGTAGAGTTTCTTTGTACTTAGCTTCATAAAGAAACATATACATATTACCAGGAATTATCCGGGTTACTTGTTCCGGTATTTGACTTAACAAACGTTCAGGGGTTAACCCAGTCAAAGTACGTACCTGATTCTTATACCAGGTTAACGATTTATCTTGACTGCCAGCCTGTTCTCTAATGTTTAAAAATGGGTTTGCCATACCCATATTTATCTACTGTACTCCTAAATCCTTTTCTGTGAGAACCATGAACTTCATATTGCGCTCAATGCAGAATTCTTCTGCAGCCTTCCATTTTGCTTGATTAGTTCCGTACAGAAAAACTTCATCGATAAATTTTTTAGTTTGTTTTTTAGGTCTGTCGGGGGGTTTAGTAAATTTTTCTGGTTTTATTTCGATTAAGTATTTTGTAATATTTCCATTCTTGTCTCGAACCTTGATATAAAAATCAACATAATAACGGTGGACTTTGTTATCAACTGGGGACTTGTATGGAATCACTATAGTTTCCGACCCCCATTCAAGCACGGAAGGGCTGGTATCACACCACTTCATGAACTTTAATTCCCAGGAAGATCGATAAATTACTTCATATAAATTCCCTTTATATTTGAAGGGATTGCTTACACGATAACGGCCTTTGTATGTGGTCTTGTACATGATAGATAAATAATAAATAGTTAACTATTTATGGATAATAATGGAAGACGATTTCATAGCTTTACAGGACCAAGCACTTCGAGATAGAGATTCTATCACACCAGCTCTTCGTTTTGACAAATATAATATTTCAACCACCACTTATCCTTCAGATCTCGGTAGCCCAGATCTTAAACATTTTGTTTTGTTTAACATAAATGTACGCGGTAAATCAAAGTTTAAAAAACAAAATAATGATAAAATTATAGGTACTATTAAAAGAGATCCATCTTCAGCCCAGATAAGTCAAGAAGCGCTAAGTAGTTCAACATTATCCAATGCTACCGGTGTAGTAGCGGGGGTGGGTGCTGGGGTTGCTACCACAGCCTTAGCTTCAAAAATAGCTAAGTCCATCGGTAAGACTGGATCTACGTCTCAGGTAGTAACTAAAGCTGCAGGTGCTCTAGCTGGGGCTGTTGCTGGTATCGCCGTAGCCAATTCCCCTCTTTTGCAACCAGACACCTTAGAACGCATCACCGATGCAATTGCACTTCATTTAGAATCTCCCCCTACTGTAAAATACAGTATGAACTATTCAAACAAAGATTTGGGTACCTTAGTAGGGCTATTAGGGGGGTTGGCTTCTTCTAAAGAAGGTTTGACTGGAGAAGCAGCAGCTGCATTTGGAATGGCAGCAGCAAAGGTTCCAGGTATGTTTGGTTTAACAGGTGATTTGTCTGCTGCACTAGGGGCTTCAGCTGGCGTGGCTTTAAACCCTTTCAAAGAGACTGTATTTGAATCAGTAGACTTTAGGTCTTTTACCTTTAAATATAAGTTCATGCCTAAAAATTTACGAGAAACTGAAACTATAAAAAATATTATTCAAACATTTAAATATCATATGCACCCAGAGATGTCAGAAAATAAAATATTTTTTATTTACCCGTCTGTATTTGATATTTCCTATTATTTTGATAATGTAGTGAATACTTATTTTCACCAATTTAGACCTTGTGTGTTAGAAAGTATGGATGTAACTTATGGTGGTGAGCAGTTTTCAAGTTTTAGAGATGGTCGTCCTACAGAAGTAAACATGTCTTTGGTGTTTAGAGAAACAGAAATATTAACCAGAGAAAGTATTGAAAAGGGTTATTGATGTATTTCGATCATTTTCCTTTAACATATTATTCTCTCTACGATGATGTTAGTAATGTAAAAATAGTTACTAACATAACTACACGTGTTAGAATTTCAGACGAAGCTAAGAACAAAATAGCTATTTACGATGAGTATGATATTAGGGATGGTGAAACACCGGAGATTGTAGCGGATAGATTCTATAACAACCCGCAACTTCACTGGATTATACTTCATGTAAATGATATTATAGACCCTAGATTCGATTGGCCTCTTTCGGTAAATAATCTTTTAAAATTTTGTGAGGGTAAATATCAGAACGTTAATGGTATACATCATTATGAGGATAGCACTGGTAATGTAACTAACGGTAATGTAATTTTAACGTCGAGTTCGGCTTTCGGTAGTTTTTATGTAGGTAACGTAGTTATTAATGATACCGGTAGCGGTACTGCTGTTATTACATCGAAAATATCTAGCTCCAATATTTTTATCCTAGCAACAGAGGGTGGATTTTCTGCCAGTGATAGAATCAGTCTTTATTCAAACGCATCAGTTAATGCTAACATTACTTCTACTGTAACAGTATCAGGTACCCCG